GGCTACCAAGAAACGGTGAAAGCAGGGCGTTGGCGTATTCGTTCAAATGGCTCAAAAAGAATTACCACCAGTTGAAATGGGTTGTTAGTTTTGCTGACGGTTGCCAGTGTGGGGACGGGACGATATATCGGGCAAGTGGGTTTGTGCTGACGGGCATTAAAAAAAATAACCAAATATGGGAAGCCCCAACGGGAGAAATTTTTTGCGATACAAGCATCCGGCCCGGCATAGGCGGGGAGCGGGAGCGGGAGCGGGCTAAGCAGGTGTTTTCGAGAGCGTCGCTCACGGGATATGGTTGCAAGCAGCAGCAGCAGCGGCAAGCGAAATCCATCATATCCAGAACAACGCATACTAAGGCAAACAATATACTTGAAACAGGTGCGTCGTCAATGAAGATATATAAAAACGCAGGCTGGAAGCCAAAAGAGGGTTTTCAACTTCGATATATATATTTTCTCGACCCCAAAGAAAAAGCAAATTTAACCGTGCCTGTTTTGCCTTTCAGTAAAATTGACGAAATGGGTGCAAGGATGTATAAAGGCCAAAAGATTATCCGCCCTATTGGTGAAACGGTATCACACGGAGCGTCCAGTTCCGAGTTGGCGGTTCAACCCCGACCATAGGGCTTAGAATTGGCGGGGGTTTGCAATGGCAGCAAATCATACCATTCCGAGAATTACATTGACACAATCCGGTGCTTAGGCAGTAATCGTTATAAAGCATTAACGCTTTTACGACACCCGAATATCAATGTCACAAAAACATACCATTCTTGTATTATCCTTGCTATTTGTAGGAGTTATGCTGATTGTAAGAGTATGCGTAAGAAGCGCAAGCATATTGTAAACAGGAAGTTTATAAATTCGAGACCGGGCATGACCGTCCTGAGAATTTGCAAGTTGTCGAGAAAGTATCCGTAAAATGAAATGTCAAGCCGACTTAAAGATTCTAAACGCAATGAGATGTTCGCCGCTTACTGCGAGCAACAAAGTTTGGTTTACGTTGCCGCAAAGTGTGGAATCTGCGAAATTACCTGTGGTCGTTATCGAGCCAGTGACAACTGGGACGCCCGTATAGCGGATATTAAGGCGAAGGCGAATGAGAAGGCGGACAAAGCTATATCGAACCGCCTGGCCGAGAATCTGAAGCTGGTCCGCTTTGCGAAGAATCGGTTGGTCCTGAAGATAAACAACGGCGAAGATAAAAGCAGCTCGACATATAAAGACCTGGACAACATGATTCGGCTTGAAGAGTTTTTGATGGGCAGACCGGATAGCAGACCGGCAGCCGGTGATTATGAAAAGATGTCCGACGAAGAACTGCAAAGGCGATTAGAAGTTTTGGAAGGGATTCCAAACGAACCCGCTGATTGAAAAAATTCAGATACGCGAGGAGATTCAACGACGAGAGGCCCGTCGGCACTTACTCAATTTCTGCCAATACACTTATGCGAAGTTTGAGACAAATTGGCATCATCGACTTGTTTGCGAAGAGGTAGAGGCGTGGGTTTTGTCGCCGAAGCCATATAATCTTATGCTGTTTATGCCCCCACGTCATAGTAAATCGGAGATATGTGCAAGGCGATTGCCCGGCTTTATTTACGGTCACAATCCCGATGCTCAGATAATCTTCACCACTTATGGCATGGACTTATCAGGCGATATGAGCCGGGACGTTCAAGGCATAATGCTTTCAGAGTCATATCACGAGCTATTCCCCTACTCCCCCCTGAAGCACGTCGGCTACAAATGCAACGATACGGCCATTAAGCAGGCCAAAGGGTTTACAATCGTCGGCAAACGCGGCAAGTATCGAGCCACGGGCGTAGGGGGGGGCATAACAGGGACCGGCGCGGACTATGCTATCATCGACGACCCCCACAAGAACCGCAAAGAGGCGGAAAGTAAAACCGTCCGAGACGGGATTAAGGCATGGTATCGTTCTACGTTGCGGACCCGGCTTGAAAAGGGCGGGCGGATTCTGTTATTGCAGACCCGCTGGCACATAGATGACCTTGCCGGCTGGCTAATCAAAGAGGCACAGAATAATCCAGACGGCGATAAATGGAAGATTGTGTCTTTGCCAGCCGTTTACGAAAATACGGAGTTTACGCACCCGAAAGACCCCCGCAGCGAAGGCGAGGCGTTATGGCCGAACAAATACAATGCCGATGCCTTGAATAAGATTAAGGTGGGCGGCTCCTATGACTGGAACGCCTTATATCAACAGCGGCCAGAATCGCCCACAGGCGCAAGAATCAAACGTGAATGGTTGAAGGTTATTGAGGCAGCACCGGATAATTTACAATGGGTAAGGTATTGGGATTTGGCGGTCACAAAGAAAACAACCGCGGATTATACAGCAAGCGGCCAAATGGCAATTGACATAGACGGCAATATCTACGTTCGCAAGCTTGTGCACGAGCAGCAGGAATGGCCCACAAGTAAACGAATGATTACTTTAATTGCTCGGCAGGAGTGCGTTTCGGTAGGTATTGAAAGTGTTGCAACACAAAAGGGTTTTGTCGATGACCTTATTGCGGACCCGATGTTAAGGGAGATTGATATTCGCGGTTACGGCGTGGACAGTGAGAAACTTGTCCGTGCGTTGCCGTGGATAGGTCGGGCAGAGCAAGGAAAATTCTTTATAATCCGCGGCAAGGGTGCCGATGAGTATATCGAAGAACTTGTCGAGTTTACGGGTCACGAGGACGCACATGACGACCAGGTGGACTGGACCTCGGGCGCATATAAGATGCTTGCCGAATACGTTGAACCGGAAATGATAGTTGCAGGGGATTACGCCTTTGCGTAAAGGATAAAAATGTTTGAGCGATTATTCCCATCGATAGGATTAAAGCGAGAGCAGACGCGGCTTGCGATTGAGCAGACGTTGTTGCAGCGAAAGCTGATTGAGTCAATACCCTCATTCTCCAAAGACGACGACGAGGATGCCTGGTCTAAACTATCCGGCGACGGCAAGGCGATATACGACGAAAACGATATTACGGTAATGCAGGAGCAGGCATTAAAAATCGCCTATACGCCTGAGGGCCGGTGCATACTTGACACTATGCAGCATTATATTATGGGCAAGAACGTAAGGATTATGGCCCTCGACGAAAACCAAGATGTCCAAGATTATTGGGACACCTGGGCCAAAGTAAATAAATGGGACATGCGAAGTAAAGAGATTGTAAAGCGGGCTATGAGGGACGGAGAGGTCTTTGTTCGCTTTTTTGGTATTCCTGCCCGGACGAATATCGACAATCCGTCCCCCGCTTACAATACAATCCGCTGCATCGACGTGAACGAGATAAGGGACTGGCTTGGCGACCTTAACCACAGTTACGGTGTCGAGTGCGACCCGGAGGACGTGGAAAAACCCGTAAACTATTACCGGACATTCAGAAAGCAGTTGATTGAGGAGCATGAGATTATCCCCGCCGATGAAATAATCCACGCTAAAATTCTTGTCGATTCAAATGTCAAACGGGGCATCTCATTCTTAATTGGCGTGGCAAAGCATATCCGGCAGTATTCCGGCTGGCTCGACGACAGGGTTAAGCTCAATAAGATACGCACAATTTACAATCTAATCGGCAACGCAACCGGATCAGGTCCATTGACCAACGTGACGGATAAATTTGAGAACACCACTAAACCAAGTGAGTCGCCGAATACCGAAAAAAAGAAAATGCCCAAAGCCGGCTCTGTTCTGGTTACTCGCGGTATCGACTGGAAATTCGACGCTCTCAATATCAACGCCACAGACACCAAAGAGGATGGCAGGGCGATACAATTGAGAATCGGATTAGGAACGCAACTGCCGGAATATATAATCAGGGGAGATGCCTCAAATGCTAATTACTCAAGCTCTATGGTTAGCGAAAGCCCGTTTGTTCGCATGATTGAGGATTATCAGGACTTCTTCGCCGACCTTTTTAATCAGATATTCCAAAAGGTAATTCGGTTCGGTATCGAGAGCGGGGAAATATCGGCCAAGTCGAAAAAGACCTTGACGCAGGAATCATCCGCGACAAAGACATATCTCGGTAAACTTGTAAAGGCGGGCAATAAAGAGGCGGGGAAATTCCTTGAGGCGATAACAAAGCAGGATGCACAAGCCGAAGAGATTGAAACAAACATCGAGTGCCAGGTCGAGTTCGGCCCTTTAATTGCCCGCAACCTGAAAGAAGAAACAGAGTCGTATCAGATTCACAAACAAAACGCCTGGGCGAGCGACCAGACATTATCCAGCAAGCTCGGTTACGATTACAAACAGGAGCAGGCGCAGATTGACAAAGAGGATAAGGCGAATATGGAACGCGCCAAGGCGGCGGATAACCAATTGAATCATCCGAACCAGCCGGGCATGAACAGCAATAACAATCAATCACAGTCCGGGCAAAATCAACCAAACATAAAAGGAGATGCTAATGCCGAAACTTAATAAATCAGAGAAAAAAGAATTGAAGGTCTTACAGATAATGTGCCTCAATTCTAAAGGCGAACCGAAGCCGGATGCAGCACCACGAGATTTGATACGACTATCTGAATTGCTGGAGAAGGTAGAAGATAAACCGGCCCCGAAGAAGCAGGGACAACCAAAACCCGAAGTCGTCAACGATGTCGCCGCTTCTTATATCGCCCATGGTTACGAATATCTTGGCACAGACGGCAAGGTATGGTGTTTCAAGAAAGACGGTCATGCGTTCAAAACAGGAAAACAGGGGCTTGAGAATGTCGGTTATAGATTCGCCCCGGAATTTCTTGAGACGTTGACAAAGTAAAATGCCCGACTCAGCAGAGAAAATTCGTTTAGCGGCAAGCAAGGCATTTGACCGGTGGTTTAACTATATCGAATTGCAGGATGGGAAGATTCTTGCCGGTCTGCGAGAAACAGCGGACGCCTTGACTGAGCGAATCAACCGTTTGGCTGTGGCGGGTGAACTGCCGAACTCCGCCCTGATTAAACTCCGCGATTATCTGCAAGAGCAAACAGTGCTTCTGCGCAAGAAGATGACCGGCATAATCACACGGGGGCGAATACAGGGCATAAGCAACGGGCTTATGGCCTCTATTGAGTCGATGAACGCCGCTATGCTGCCGGGTCGATATAAGATAAACATCGGGACCAGCTTTATCGGGCCGGATAGCAAAATCAGGCGATATGATGCGACACAGGAGCTATTTGCCGCCTCACAATGGTCAGTTATCCAGAATCGGGCTTTAAGTAAATTGCTTGCCACGCCATCGGCCAGAGTATTGAGCGACCGGATATGGGACGTAACATATCAGGCACAAAAGACAATACAGAGCCGAATCGTTACCGCCATTGCAAGCGGCCAAAGCCCGGCAGAACTGAGCAGGGATATACGCGGGTTCCTTGTCGAACCAAACAGATTATTCAGACGGGTTAATGTGAACGGACGACTTGTATTAAGCAGACCCGCCGCTGCGTATCATCCGGGCGTTGGCGTTTATCGGTCAAGCTACAAAAACGCCATGCGTCTGGCCCGAACTGAAATGGCGCAGGCATATATGCAAGGGACGATTGCTTATGCCAACGAAAAGGAATGGATTGACGGCTGGATATGGCGAACAAGCGGTATTGACCCTTGCGAAGATTGTCTTGCCTTAGAAGGAAAGTTTTTCGCTAAAGACGACGAGCCGGATTTATTGCACCCGAATGATATGTGTTATCTTGAACTTCATATTGCCGAAAGCGTTGCGGTGGCGGCATGAGCGATAAGCCCTTGACAAGTGCCGAGAACAAAGCCGATAATATATGGCAGAAACTGAAAGAACGAGCCAAATTGTTAGGATACGGCTCGGTTGTTTGCGAGTTTGTTTTTGATGCCGGCGAAATAAAGCAGGCGAATGTAACGAGAGAAATAGAAAAAATTAGAGCAGCGGTTTGATAACTAAATAAGTATTACGAGACCGGACTAACCGGCGCGTAAGCAGTGATTGCTTTACAAAAGCAGTTATTGTTTGTGCGCCGGTTTTTTTATTGGAGTAAAAAATGCCGTTACCGAGACCAAACAAAGGGGAACAGCAAAGCGATTTTGTGAGTCGCTGCATAGGTTTTGTCAAAGGCGAAGGTCCGGACACGCCAAACGAACAGGCCGCCGCTATGTGTTATCAGAAGTGGCGAGACCGTTTCAAAGAGGGTTACAAAATCAAAGAACCCAAAAGGAAGGATTGATTATGAAACACCTGATACTTGAATCCGACAAAATGTTCGAGGGGGCAACGATTGAGCGAGATGACAGCAAGAAAACATACAACATCCGCGGCGTCGCCTTGCTGGGATTGAAGAGTAAGCACGGTTACGATTACCTGCCTGAAGCGTTAAAGGGGGCTGTCGGTCTTTACGAGAACGCCAAAGCGTTCATCAATCATCCCAGCAGCGAGGAGGAAAAATCCAAACGGCGTGACGTGCGGAATTTGGCCGGGAAATATACAAATGTCCGCTTCGATGAATCGGGCCAAAAACTCAGGGGCGATTTCATCGGTCTGCCGAATGAGAACGGGAAACTGTTTGCAGACATTGCAGAGACGATGCCCGATATGGCGGCACTCAGTCATAACGCGAGTGGTAACTGGGGTCAGCAAAACGGCAAGAAGGTTGTCGAGTCAATAAGTGAAGTGCATAGCGTTGACCTCGTGTGGGCTGGCGCTACGAACGAAGGAATGTTTGAATCAATAGACACAGATAAAAAGGAGAATCACATGGAATGGAAGGACATAGACCTTAACGGTCTAAAAACGAATCGAAAAGATTTATGTGAAGCCCTTTCCGCGGAAGGCGCAGTATCCCGCGACGAGGAAGTTAACGGCCTGACCGTAAAACTTACCGAGGCAACAAAGAACCTCGATACGCTCAAGGTCAAAGATGCGTTAACTGAGAAGAAATCCAAAATCGACAAGGTGCTTTCGGAAAGCAAACTGCCCCTGGAGGCGAAAACCGAAGTGTTTAAGAATCAACTTTATACCCTCGAAGCCAAAGAAGGCGGCAAGAGTATCGAGGAGCAATCCAAAGAACTCATCGAGGACAGATTGCTCGCCATTAGCGGCAAGAAGGGCGTCGTGAATATGGGCGGCGGCAAAGATATGTCCGGCGACAAACCGGTTCATATCAAAGAGTGTGTTTAACATCCGCCTGAAACCGAAATTTTGTTTTTTAAGTTAGGAGATGTTGATATGTCAACTTCTACAGAAAGATACCACAGCGGGCCGCAATGCATAATCACCCTGCCTGTGGAGAGTGCAACGGTAGTAAAGAAGGGCGATTTTATTTGCATGGAAGCCGGTAATGAGTATGCCGTGCCCGCCGCTTCTCTTGCGGATGCTGGTGATGCCGCCGCAAACAGAGAACTCGGAGCCGATACGCTTGTCGGAATTGCTATGGGCGACTCCGCCGCCGGTGAAACCGAGCGTATCCCTGTGGATATAAGCTTGGAATCGGTGTTCCAGCTTGATTTGCAAGCCGCGGCTGCGCTTAGTTTTGGTGACCTGCTTGAGATTTACGCCACGACACTCGCCTGTGATTCACAAGCGTTGGTTGCCGGTTCGACAAGCCAAGTGGCAGTTTGTGTCAAGGAAAAGTCGGCTACAGGAACGGCTTGTCTGTGCAAACTCCTGCCGCAAAAGTTACTGCATAGCGAGCAGACGTAACCGGTGAAACCGAAACGAATTAACATTTTTTGGAGATTACAAAAATGATTTTCAATAGACACCAAATTAAAAGCATACTCGAAAGCAAGTGTGGCGGCAAAGTCGCTGCTATGGCGAAGATGCTGGAAGCGGATTTAATGCTACCCGCAACTGACCCGAACCATATCGATGTCGGCAATTTCAGTTTACGCGAGACAGCCGAAGGTTGCGGAATCGACACCGCGCAATCGCACATAATGGTCGAATCGGTGGGAGCTGCGCAGTTCTCAACGATTGTAGGGACCCTCCTGAGCAAGATTGTTATGGACGCCTTTACGGCGGCGGCAAAAATCGCCGACCAACTCGTCACGCCATTCCCAAGCAATCAGGAAACCGACAAGATACCGGGTGCGTATCTTTCCGGTGATATGGAGGATATTGTCGAAAAAGGCAAGTATCCGCATCTTGCGAACATCAACGACAAATACGCCGAAATCGGACACGGCAAGCGCGGATTGATTCTGGACATCACCGATGAGGCCGTACGATTCGACCAGACCGGACTCGTTATGAAACGGGCGGCGGATATGGGCGAACTTATGGCCATTGACCGTGAAACGCGAGCAATCAACACCATTCAGGACATCACCGGATACTACGCCTGGTATCCGTCCGGTTCCCGCGTTGCTCTTTACAACGACGCTACAACGGCGCCGCATACGCTGGACAATCTGACGACTGACATCCTTGCCGACTACACCGATTTGAGGGCACTTTACAACCTGCTCCGCCTGATGAAAGACGACAACGGTAAATATATTTTTGTGCAACCCAAGATTCTGCTCGTGCCGATAGCTCTTGAAATCACGGCCCGCAGGATAATCGTAAACGACGTTCTCCCCGGCGGGGCTAATAACGAGCGCAATCCGTTTGCGAATATGTTTACGATTCTGTCCTCGCCCCTGCTCGATGCGCAATCCTCGGTTATCTGGTATCTCGGCGACTTCAAGAAGCAGTTTATGGAGAAAATCGTGATACCGATGGAGGTCCGCCAGAGAAGCTACAACGACAACAACGACGATGCCTGGGAATCGGACATTGTGGCGAGCTACAAGATTCGCTATGACTCGAAGGTCGGCGCAATTGATTACCGTTACGTCGGTAAATCAACTGGCGCGGCGTAATTTCACGCGAAACCATAACGGGGAGGCGACCCCTCCCCAGTTTTTTATCTGGAGAAACGAAAATGAGAATGAAAACTTTTGTCTTACTGGCCGGCCTGACGCTGTTTGTTTTGGTGGGCAGTTTGTTCGGGACCGACTATTTAATGAATGTCGATGGCCCTTGGAAGATAGGCAACTTGACAGCAGGGACGTTGATATTCCCCGAAAGCGGCACAGCGCCGCACCACTACTCCCAATTCACGGGGGGCGACCAATCGGCAAATTTGGCTTATATTTTGCCGACGGCTTATGGTTCTGCTGGTTACGTTTTGGCGGACACGGACGGGGCAGGAACACTTGCCTGGGCTGCGGGAACTTTTTCGGGCGATTATCGCGCTGGCCCTATAAATCTCGGTGATGCTAATGAATTTTCTGGAGCAATCAAGATTGGTACCGCAGGCGCTACTGGGGCGATTACTATCGGCAACGAATCGGCGGCGATGACCTTGAATGGTGTTGCCGATATAAATTTCAGTAACGACTCAAAGTTGTATATCGCCACCGTTACGGTTACTAATGCACAACTTAAAGCGTTAAGTGTTACCCCTAAAGTGATTGTCGCTACCCCAGGTGCGCATAATATGGTTGAGGTCGTTAGTGCTGTATTGATTCACGATTATGCTGGCGCACAATTCGATGCCAATACAGAGACGCTTGGATTGTATTACACCAATAAGGCAGGAACACTACTTACAAGCACGGTTACTCAAACTCTTTTGCTTGGCACGGCATCCGCTGACCGCATGGCAAAATTAACGCCTGCTGCCTGCGCAGGTGCTGCGGCTAACACCTACGAAAACTTGGCAGTTGTCCTTGCTTGCTCTGTCGGCGACCCGATAGGTAGTTCGGCCACTGGAGTCGTGCGAGTAATTTGCTCTTACCGGATTCATGCCACCGGACTTTAGAAGGTGAATTTATGCCACTTGACTTAACGATTGTAAATGACCAGATAGCCGCCCTTGTAGCCGATATGCTCACGAGCGTGTCGGCTGTCGACTACAAAGAGGGCGATAAATCGGTATCGGCGAGCCAGCGATTAGACAATTTGCTGAAAGTGCGTAAGGCATTGCTCGAAAATCCGGCATCGGACGTTGGCGGGAATGATGTCGTCGAAATTGCCAAAATGAATTTCGATACGGATATTGACCAATTCGGAAAGGATAACAGCGAAAACGAACAATAAGATTACCGGCGCAGGCGCGAACTTGCGCCGGTCTTTTTAAGGGTAACACAAATGAAGAAAACAATTTTGGTAATATGTGCAGTTGTTTTGCTTGCCATATCCGTAGTGTGGGCGACAACGATTTCCGGCAATATCAGCAGACAGCCCGCCGTCGGTTATGCATCGCATTTGTCCGTTGTTTTATCTGGAGAAACAACAAAGCAAGTACTCCCAGCGGTTACCGGTCAGCAAATACAAGTGTTTGCCATAGTGCTTTCCTCCGATACGGCTACAACCGTAACATTAAGGTCAGGGAACAGCACAATCGTCCCTCTTGCAATGGGTAACTCAGGTGGATTGTTTGAACAGTCAAGCAATATGGAATTGCCTTTATTTGCTTGCGAAGCTGATGCCAATCTCAATGTTACCCTAAGCGCCGCTCCCACAACTGCCGGAATTTATGTAATTTATCGTTATAGATAGGAGTTATTACTATGAAAAAATTACTAACTACCCTTATTGTTTTTTCGCTTGCTTCGGTCTGTTCTGCCGGTTGGTGGGGTGGTACGTCCCTTAACTCCTCCACTGATGCAAATGTCCGCGATATTAACGTGGGGGGAAGTTTGAGGGGTAAATTGGGCGATGTAGTTGTGCTGAATACTAATGGAATCAGAACGGCATTTACCGCAACAGCAGATACTAATGTAGCAAGAGCGGCGGCATATAATCTCGCAAGAGCGGTCGTTACAAAAGGCGGCCTGATACAATGCGGACCTGGTGATTATGACTTTGGCAATAGCGGAAAAACATATTTCGAGCCGAATGTTACCACGAGAGGTGTTTATGGTTCAACACATTTTAAGAATAGTTATACTTCGCCTGCTGGTTCGAATGTTTTTGTCGTCTGTAATGGCTCTTATGTGCAAGATTTGATTATAGATATGAATTTGTTTGGTGGCGCTACTTATCAGTATGGGATTGGCCCAAATTCTACCGGTGATACGTACTATCTTGACCACGTGACTGTCTTGGGTGATTCAGATGGCCTGTGTATCCAAGCCACAGAAAGCAATACTATTGGGTATATAACTAATTCGATTTTTCGTACTCATTTTGATACAATAGTGCTGTTTACCGGCGGAACAGGGAACGTATTATACATTAGCGACTGTAATATATTTAATAGCTATGCGGGAGACGGTTGGGGTAATATCACGCAACACGGAATTTCTGGTCGTGTATTACTTCACATAAATAACAGTTCGATTACCGTTGAGAATACACGTTCAAGCGGCACTATCGCCTGCACGGGCATTTCGGCGGTTGATGGCAACAGCACCATTCAAAACTGTATTTTCTCAACGACTTCTACTATTGCAGGAACTCTTTACGATATTAAGACATTTACGCAAGATGCACGGGTGGCTTTCTGCACAGGTAGCGGCCCCGGCGGCTCACTGTTGACTAATGGAGCGATTACTTACACTGACAAACTTCCGATTCTTACTTCGTTTGGCCTGCCAACTTTAGTTCAGGGCGACATTCTCTATATTAGTGGAGCGAATACAATAACCATTCTGCCGAAATCTACTGATGTAAATTCCGTTCTCACAAATAACGGAACGAACAATAATCCGATTTGGCAGACAGAGCCGAATCTGCAAGCAAACAGGTTGTATATTGAACAATTCCTATCTTACTCAGACGTGAATTTTCACGACACTAATGCCCTGCTTTATACTGTGCCTGCTGGTAAAACATTGATAATAACAAAAGTAATTTTTTTGAATATCACTGGCGGTACTCCTGGCGCGTCATATACCATTTCAGATACGTCAAATCTGATTATCTGGAAAAAGACAATTGACCTTAGTACGTTTACTACAACGGATGCGTTTTATGCTAGTGCAGCTTCAGGTGTTTCCGCAACGGGTATTAACAAAGTATTCCCTGCGGGAACGGCTATTTATTTCTGCCCGATTACCGCTTCAGTTACTTATATGGTAGGGAAAGTGTTGTTATATGGCGTTTTTTATTAAAAATGATTTAAGGATTTATGGGATTCTGATAATATGAAAAAGCTGATAATGATTTTGATGATACTGATTCTGGCGGGAACTGCGGCGGCGGGCTGGTGGGAGACAGATAGCAATTTAATATGCTGGTATAAGATGGACGACAACGCCGACAGCACCGTCGTTATTGATTCCTGCGGACTGTCGAACGGGACTTTTAACGGCACAGATGCGAACACCTCTGCTCACCATACAACCGGCAAGGTCGGCGGGGCGCTGATGTTTAACGGGACGAGCGATTATGTAGATACGAACGCCACATTCCAGACGACGTTTAGGAATAGTTTTTCAATAAATCTGTGGGCAAAACCAGATGACGGGCAAAGCGAGCTGGTAGTAAATAAAGTTATCTGCGGAATTGACCTTTTCTTCGACTTTACCGGCAGTACTGGAACCAACATTGCTCATATAACAAATGGACGAGTTTCGGTTAATTGGGTTAACCAAGATGAAGGCATGATTCTGAGTACGCCAGTTTGGGCTGATGGAACTACTAACTGGACGATGATTACGCAAGTATTCACTGTAATAACCGCCACTTCCGCCAAAATAGGATTATATGTTAATGGCGAATTTATTAGTGAATCTGATGTAATTGAATTTTCTAATCCAATTTCAAGCATAAATTATCTTGGTTATAGGTATTATTTAGGTGCAACAAATTCTATAGACAACGATGGAGGGCCGTTTGCTGATTATAAATTTATCGGTTCTCTCGACGATGTAATGATTTTCAACAAGGCATTATCGGAGGACGAAATCACCCAACTCTATAACGTAAATGGTCATAGAAATTGCGTCCCTTTATTGATGCACAATAAAAGACATAGGTGCGATTAAATGAAAAGATTTTTAATTCTGATTATCTTACTCATTGCCGGATTGTCGGGAGCTATTGAAATCCCGCAAAGCACCGACGCTAATATCCCGCTTGGCCCATTCACTGATTCAAATGGGGTATATCTCCCCTCACTAACTATCCCCTATACGAATATCTTTTTGACAAAGTATGGTAATGCCAATATGTCGGCCAAAAATCATATTGGTTCTTTGGTTTATGATTCTCACGGTGTTTATAAATGCCCGCTAAATTCGACAGATACCGGAACGGCAGGATGGTTGCGGATCGATGTGAATGATATAAACGGCCTCCCAGTATGGCAGGGGAATATAGAGGTTGTATCACAGACTTATTGGGATTGGAAGTACGGCACTGGAAGCATCGATGCAAATACAAACGCTAATATCTTGGCTATTCTTGCCGACACAAATGAGATTCAAACCGGCTTCACAGGCAATAAATTCCCGCACGGACTTGCAGCAAACGGTTACGAGGCATTATGGCAGGCATGGGGCTGGTATTTCTATAAGACAGCATCATCGGGTACTCAATTCAGAACGTATGATGTGAATAATGTTATCAACACAACACAAGTATTAACTTATGACGGCGCAACAAGGACGGTCGAGAAGGGAGTCCACCCTTAATGCCTAATTTCGATATGCCGCAGATTGTTGATAAAAGCGTGCCTGATATGAGGCCGAGGCACGGAGTATTTGTGCCTGAACACGTCGCGCAAATGCAACGTGATACCGATTCAATTATGGCGGACTTGGCAAACTTCACACCTGAGGATGGCACAGATTTTATCATAGCGGATTTAGAAAACTTCGACCCCGAAGATGACACGGATTATATCATAGGTGACTGGATGGAAATTTTGCAGGTTCATCGAAGGATAAATTCTTTTGGTTCTGTGGGAATGGCGACCGAATCATGGGCGCAGGCGGGCGTGGACTTTAACGGCGACTGGATGCCAGCATCCGGCAATACATCACGCCTACCTATTGGTTTGAACATAGCGCACGACGCGAAGGTCTTTTGCTCAGTCGATATTGATGTTCTTGAAGGCGACCGGATTTACAGAACGGATGGGACTTTCGAGGATGTCGTTCACGTTCTGAGATACGAAGGGCACAAAATGATTTTGCTCAATAAAACCAAGGGCGAAATTTAATGGCCGACAAATTTACAACAGTTACGGGTATTCAGCAGGTCATAAATAACCTGATGCTGAAACAGAGCAAATTCCTTCGCGCAATAGCCGAGGCGGTGGAGAAGGTGTCTGTCGATGTTGCCAATAATGCCAAAGCCGGTCACGGCGCTGATGCTCACGCGCAGGGACGGTATCGGAATCAGACCGGCAACTTGACGCGGAGTATTACTCAGGAATTATCCAAAGTCGATTATGAGTCGGTCGAGGCGACCGTATTTGCGCCGACAGATTATGCCTTGGCGGTCGAAATGCGTTACCCGTTTTTGTGGCCCGCCCTGGTCGGTAACGAAGAAAACCTGAAACGCCGGATTACGGAGTCACTTGCCTAATGTCAACCCTGCGAGAGATAATTTATAAGATTCTTAATGATGATGCAAAATCATCGTCCTCCGGGGCACTTGGCGACTTGCTGGGTTACAATGCCACAACAAAACCTCAATGCGTTTTCCTGTCCGCGCCGCCGAAGGTTCCCGATATTCCCCTATTGACTTATTATGTTAGTTTGCAAACAGGCCGATTCCCACAAACGATATATTTTAATATCACGGCCTATGGCAATAACTACGAAGCGGTTTTGAATCGAGTCCGGGCGTTGCTCGATAGCGCAACTATTGCGCCAACGGATTATCACAACCTGATGATTAAGTGGGACTGGGGTGGACCAGAGTTATTGCATGAGGACTACAACTGCTATTACTGTCAACACAGATATATCTTGAAGGCAATACCTAAATGATAAGTGCGGTGTTTGAATCGGAAAAGGGCAAATTGCTAAATCAACATCGGACAATCTGCGAAGTTCACCGACAGTTATTCGACATTATTGTTTGGGAGTTTCAGGACGAGCCGTCGACTCTAAAAAAACTTGTCGGCCTGCTCGAAGAGGCATTTATTATGGGCGTCAAGATGAACGCTAAACTCTTGGAGCATAAACTGTCTTTGTCGCCCGACGTTTTTAATTCGAGCTATGCAAAGGACAAACAGGCGAGAGAAACACGAATAAGGTTAGTGGAAACGCTTAATCAAAATCAAGAGTTTTTGGCGGTCTATGGCGACAAGTAAACCTAAAATCTGCTGGGTATGCGACGTTAAAGAGTGGGCGTTTTATAATCGCTCGCGTCGGCTTTCCCACATACTGACCGATTTTGAACACGACCCGCTGGTCAAAGAAAACACGACGCTTGGCGAACTGTTGGAACGAGTTGGTGCGGCGGATATTGTGGTCGTGCCTCATGTGGCAATTTTAAAGTATATCGAAAAAATACATGATAACAAAATCGTTTTTACATTAACAAGCCTAAGACAGCTAAGTAGGCCCAATCACGGGATTTTATATTACACCGACAACACGCTGGATGGGACTGTTCTCGGAGTGACCGCATGGAGTAATTTAGTGAATGCTTCGGGCGGCATTCCAATAGCAGTAGTCAGCCAGAGACCGGTCAATGTCAGGAACAACATTTGCGTTGGCGATAAGCCAAGAAATATACAAAGCATCATGGAACAGATTTTGGCCGGATTAGAATTTTTTGATGCGAAAACATACGTGTTTCTTGCGGAACATGACGTATTGTATCACAGCAGCCATTTTACGAGCCTTCAATCGTACTGTTTTGCTGACAAACAATTCAATTGCAACACCAATAATTTCAGATGCACTTCTAACGGATACAGTATTGGTTCTTCGGATAAAATACTGAGTCAATTTTCGGGATATGCTTGTGATTTCAGGAACGTTTTCCGGGAAAAACTCGAACTGTTAAAAAAGCACGGCTACAAAGCCATAGAATATATCGAGCCCGGAAGAGACAGAATAATTAAATGGGCCAAACTAAATACATACACCAGCCCTGTTCCAAATGTTGATATAAGACACGAAGGGTGCATCAGTAACCAGAAATCCTTCATGTCGGTGATTACTGACAATCTAACATTTTGGGGCAATTGCGCCGAATTAAGAAAGAGATTATGTCTCAAAAATTAAATATCGGTTGCGGTGAAAGGGTGATGGATGGATATGTCAACATGGACATACGCGAATTAAAAGGTGTCGATGTTGTTCACGATATACAGAGATTCCCATTTCCTTTTTCCGACAACACTTTTGAGTCAATAATAATGAATCATGTTTGGGAACACATAGAACCAAAATTCAGAATTTGTCTTATGAATGAATTGTGGCGAATTTCTATTCCTGATGGAACTCTCGCTATCGTATCGCCGCATTGCCTGAGCGCTGGTGCCTGCCAAGACCCAACGCATTACACCTGTCCAAACGAATTTACTTTTCAGTACTTTGATGTTTCTTATAAAAGATACAGCATTTACAAGCCGAAACCGTGGAAATTGGAAAATACTAATTTCGAGAAAACCTCCACGGTCAGCGTTGTTTTGAAGGCAGTAAAATGAATACGATTTTATCAGTTGAGAACGCTTTGAGCTGGTCATGGGGTTTAACCCTGCATCAGATTATCGACCGTCTCAAGGACTTTCGCTTTGTGAGGATTATGGGACAGCGGCCAATAGATTTGATTCATCCGTGCAAAAGTTGCGGCGAAAAGAACACGACCAAAATATCAGCCGTGCCGGTTGCAGATGGCTTGGTTGATTACTTTGATTTAACGATGCTGCAAAACGTATGCAGTTTGCGGTTGGTGAAAGATAAAAAGAAAGTGGTTTGCAGGTCAGGGGGTATGGTTGTGGACGAAGAGAACAAATCGGGCAGATACGATGAGCAGTTAAAAGGTGTCGCGGCGGTCATAGCTACCAACGAGCAGCTTTTCGAGATAGGCAAGAACGCCAACGACAATACCTTTTTAATTCCGAATGGCGTTGACTTGGAGATATTCAAGCCGGGCAAACCTAATCCGAATCGGGTCTTCACTGCGGGTTTTGCGGGCAATATCTGGGGCATGGGCTTGCATTATAAGGGCTATAAGTACTGGGTAGAGGCCACAATCGGTTTGCTGGGCGAGATAAAGACAAAGCAATTGCTTCATGCCCACAGCCAGATTGCCCACGACTTGATGCCGAAGGAATTTTACCAGCAGATTGATTGCCTGGTACTGCCGAGCTTGGGTGAAGGTTGCTCGAATGTAGTTACTGAGGCCCTTGCCTGCGGCGTGCCGGTCTTGACTACAAAAGTCGGCTTCCACGGCGAAAAACTTAAAGACCGATTCAACTGTCTGTTCATCGAGCGCAACTCCAAAGATATAGCCGACAAGATTATGCTTTTGAAAAATAATCTTGCTTTGCGAATTGACCTGGCGAATAATGGTCGCCGTTTTGCTGAAGAGTTTCACGACATAAACAAAATTGCACAAGAGTATGACAGAGTTTTCAAAATGGTTCTGAACAATAATAAAAATTAAGGAGCATAAAAAATGGCAAAAGACACTTCACAGGTAATTTTGGGTTCTGGCGACTTGTACCTCAATAACATAGATGTCGGGCACTTGAAGGGCGATGTGGTTTTTACCACCACAGGAGAGTTCGTTGACTTCAAACCGGCGAATATGACCGGGGTAGTCAAGCGATTCGTAATCCGCGAAACCGCAAAGCTCACTGCATCCTTGGCGGAGATTAACGTGGCTAATCTTCATCTTGCTTTAGGTGTGACCACGGCGGTTGCTTTGAGTGGGAGTTTCCCCTCTTATGACCCGTCAAGCTTCTCCGCGCCCGGCAGCAGCAGCTACGATATTTTCAAGTTTGGCGGCGATAAGACGGTCAGCGAGATTCCGCTTCGGTTCGAGCATACCAGGCCTGGCACAACGAAGAAAATCATCGTTGTATTTTACGCCGCAGTTAGTAATCGCGTCCTGAATATCCCATTCCACGAAGAAGACATATCTTTGCAGGACATTGAGTTTACGGCGTTGGCGGATGAAGACAGAGTAGCGGGCGACCAGATGGGTTTTGTTGCCGATGAGGTTGAACAGTAATCGAAAGAAGGGGTTATGACAAAGCCAGTTACAAAGGCAAAGGACTTGTCGGTCGAAACGATAGAGATTGCGCCGGGCCTTTTGATTGATAACAAAATCAAGGTCAGCGCAATTCTCTATCTCGAAAACAAATACGATAAGAGCATCGGCGAGATAGATTTTAATAGCGGGCGGGTTCGGGATTTTGTGAATCTGCTGGTTGGTTTGATTTTGCAGCACAATCCCGATATGACCGAAAAGGACGCCGAGCGGACAATCGGCCAATTCGATACCGAGCAATTACAGGGTTTGACCAATAAGCTCAAAAATCTCTTCGCTACCGACTTAAAAAACTCGCCGGGGCCGGTTCAGGGAAATCTGATGGAGACGAAACCCTAAACTGGCCGGATATATTTTTTGACTTGTCGGAAAGGTTCGGATGGACGCCGCAACAGATACGACGATTGACCTTGCAGGAATTGCTGCATTACACAGAGCAGGCGAACCAGCGATTACTAACGATACCGCCGGCAGAGGTATCGCTGGAACGAATACGCCTTTCCTTATTCGCCTTTATGGGAATCAAAGAAAAGAAACCTTCGGCGAGCATAGACGGCCAACTTGATGATTTGAAGGGCAAGGATTTTGGCTTGCCGACATTCAGTTTTACAAAGGACGAAAAGAACGCTTGGCTGAAACAAGGGATGCCGGAAATAACGGCTTTCCTGGAAAAATATCGAAAGGCAAAACGTGGCAACAAATCTCGGACAACTGGCGGTTAAGATAACGGCGGATTTGAAAGACCTATCGACCGGCCTTACAAAAGCCGTGTCGGAGATTAAGATGTTTGCTGTTAAGGTCCAAGCGAATTTGCAGGGCTTGACTGGCGCGTTCAAATCCTTCGGATCTTCGATTGCGGGTATGTTCGAGCGAATGTTCGCCAGCATTTACAATACCATCAAACTGGCGATGAAATATATTATCGCTGCCCTGATTGCGGCAGGAATAGCATCCGTCAAGTTAGCGGCCGATGCCCATGAGACGGAGGAGAAGTTTTCGGCGGCGATGGGCAATATGGAGGAATCTGCGCGGAAATTCTCAGACCAACTTGCGAAATCCCTGCGATTAAATCCCTATGAAGTCAGACGGATAATCTCTGAATTTCAGATTCTTTTGACTACGATGGGTTACAGCAACAAAACGGCGGCGGATATGTCAACAACGCTTACTCAACTTGGCTATGATATGGCCGCGCTTTACAACACAAAGCCGGAAGAAATGTTTGATGCGTTGCAGTCGGCTATGGTCGGCAACGCCCGCTCAATGAGGCAGTATGGAGTTTTGCTCGACGAGAATACCGTAAAGACATGGGCGATGAATCACCAGATATATTTACAGGGCGGGGAAATGACCGCCGCCCAAAAGTCGGCAATTGTTTATGCTATTATCCTTGAAAAAATGGGCAAGGCGCAAGGATATATGCAGAAGCATCTTAACGAAGGGCGCTCTGTTCTTAAATCGTTTTGGGACCAGTTGAAAGTTACGGGTATAGAAATCGGCGAAAAGTTATTGCCCATTGTCAATCAAATTGCTGGTGCGATGCGCGACTGGCTGGCCGCCAACGGCCCGGCGATTGCCGATGCTGTCGGCAAGTGGATGACTTCACTTGGTAATTTCATAACTTATCTGCAAACCGACTGGCGCGGCGCATTATTGGTTGTTAAGGATATGGTCGTCGCGGTATTCGAGCTTATGGCCGATTCGATTGTGGCAGTCATAATGTCAATCGGGCCGAGAATTATTGCGGCGACAAAAGACGCCATTACAGACCCGATGGCAAGGTCGGTGGCAATCGCAACTAAGGCGCACGAAATCCAAAATGATATGCTCTCGAAGATGTGGAAACTCCCTGCGTCCGAACAAAGAAACGTGGGCGATGTCGCTAAAGATGCTTGGGCACAGGCCACAAAAGAGATTGATGATTATATCTCCAAGAATCCCGTCGATTCAAAAGCAAGCCAAGTGGTAACTGATAATCTGAAAAAGAGATTGTCGGACATTTACGATTCTTATTTGGGCAAGATACAGGTGGCGGAATCTAAAATCTCCAAATCCAAAGGAACATACGGCGCAGGAAATATACCGACTACTGCGTCTCCTGCGTATCCGAACACGGCGGCAGTAATTGCCGGAACGCAAGCAAGGGCGAATGAACTCGAAAAGTCCCAAACCGCTTGGCAGAAATATCTCGAACAATTGCGCAAGGATATGGCGAAAACTTCGGACTATTTCGCCAACAAATTCACCGAAGCAATACAATCAGTTGAAGGTTCGTTCAGCGATTTATTTTACAATATCTCTGCCGAGGGTATGAGTTTCAAAGATGCTCTGATAGGTATGGCCGACTCGATACGTAAGGCGTTTTTGAGAATGGCCTCTGATATTATCGCGCGGAATATAATGGCGAAGATTGCCGAGCCGTTTGGGGGAATGTTCGGTCTTGAAGGCGGAACGGGTGTTAAGGCATTGGATATATCAGCGACGGGAGCTGCGGCCTCACTTAACGGTTTGGCAGTCGCTGCGCAGAATGCTTCTGTTTCTATGGGCGGGGCCGCCGTGGGGGGCGGGGTTGGTGCTTTCAGTTTATTTGGCGGGGGTGGTGGATGGGGCGGCGGTGGATGGAGTCCAGAGAATTACTCAACCCCAAATACACCTATTACTAATCCCGAGTTTTTGCGAGCAGGCGGCATTGTAGGTCAGCGAGCAAATATAAGACCTGTTCCAATTTCTGTTTTTGCGAACGCGCCACGGGCAAGAATGGGTCTGAATCTTGAGCCGGATGCCATACCGATTATCGCGCATCGGGGCGAGCGGGTTTTGACGGCAGAGCAGAACAGAGAATATTCGCGGGGCACTTCAAACGTCAATATCAATGTCTCGGCCATAGATGCGGCGGGTACTTATAGGTTCTTGTCCAGTAACAAAAAGGCAATCGCCTCAATGGTTCAAGGTGCGAACAGATACAATCATCCAGGCAGGCGGGATAATTTATGATTAACATAGTCATAAACGATGTTATTGGTCAGGCGGCTTTCAAGGGCTGGGACGAAGCGCACCCGTTGCGAAAAGAGTTGACCTGGCTAACCGATGTCGTCCGATACGATAACGCCAAAGAACAACGTAATCAGATTTTAGAGCAGCCGGTACGTCGCTGGTATCCGAATTGGGAATTATTAGACAAGGCCGGCAGAGATGTGCTAATCGCTTTATTCCAGCGAGCAAGAGGCCGATACGAGACATTTTATTATCAGGACAGGGAAGATTACGCCTGTGCTTTGACGGAGTGCATAGTAACTGCTGCGGGCGGCGAGACGACTACCCAGTTAGTCAAAAGATACCTTATCGGCTTGTCGGAGTATTGGGAGGAGGACAAAAAGAATATAGTCCCAAGCGGCACGTTTGCCCCGGTAGTCAAAATCGATGGTTCTACGAAAACCGAAGGAACGCATTTTACGCTTAACGATGCGACGGGTATTATCAATTGGACGGCGGGCACTTCAGCGAATGGCGCACTGACGACGGGGCAGGTAGTAACCGCACAATACGAATTTTATTATCTCGTCCGATTCGATTCGGATATTCACGCCGATATAAGCCCTTACCCCGATTTATGGCAGGCGCAGGAAGTCCAGTTGCTTGAGGTGAGCGAGTGAGAGATGTTAATTCCAGCTTTTCCGCAGCAATAGATTTAACGAAGGTCAAGGTCTGTGAGTTATACATAATCACCTTGACCAACGGCATATCGTATCATTATACCTCTCATACCAAAAACATAACGTGGGACGCAACGCCAATTATCTATGAGTCTTTGCCGATTATGCGAAGTCCTATTTCGCAGAATCTCAATCTTGAATCGCAGGCGGTTGATGTGTCTTTGGGGAATATCACCGGCGATTTATTCGACTTGGTTCAAAAGAATTTACTCGATGGCTGCACGGTTACAATCAAAAGGATTCTTTGGACGGATGATTACGCCGTCGATAAGGAAATCATTCTTTTTGTCGGCTATGGTTCGCCTGAATTTAACAGGCAGGAATTGGTTTTGCATTGCCGGTCGATTCTTGAAAGTTTGGTGATTCAAGTTCCGGAACAGATGTATCAGGAGCCGTGCAATAACTGTCTATTTGACGATATGTGCGGTCTGATAAAGGCCGATTACGCCTACTCTGGCACGGCCACAGATGGGTCCAAAACTACTTTGATTGACCCGACGCGGGGCACTATCAATAAGGCCAATTTCGACGGGGGAGATTCCGCTAATCCCATTCTTATAGGCGATACAATCGGCGCTATAAATGATTTTTCGGCGGATGCAAACTGCAAAGCCCTGTTCAATCTTGAAAGTGCCGCGCTGGGAGCAGATTCAAAAAGCACGAATACGCTGACCAATTCCGGGGTGGCTGCGGATGTTGCCGATTTTAAGCAGGGCGGATGCGCGGGCGTTTTTGCATCAAGTGATTATATGACTTTGGCCGATGCTTCTCTGTCCGCCGGATTCCCCTTGAAAAACGGCGATACCAATAAAAAAATATCAACCACATTCTGGGTAAAGTTTTCATCGCTACCATCCACGTCCGGATACCAGGCGATAGTTAGCAAATTTGCTACGTCTGGTAGCAAAAGAAGTTTTGTAGCAATGGTTTATAATAATGCCGGAACTAAAAGATTCGGTTTCTATCTTGGGTATTCGAGTGGGACACTTGCCGAGAAAATAGAAGACGATACGGTTTCAGTGGCAATCAATATCTGGTATCACGTCGGCATCACATATCAGGATAGCGATAAGTCGTATCGTATTCGTATTTACGATTCGAGCACGGGACTCTCTACAGAGAAGGCCGGTAATACTACTAATAACATTTATATCACGGATGCCGCATTTGAACTTGGCAGGGCTTCAGGCGGCAACGCTTTACAGGCAAAACTGGACGAAGTTGTTGTGCTCAGCGATATTTTATCCGCCGACGAAATCGACGAAATAAGAAACGCGGCTTATGGCGACTCGGCGACGGCTACAGTCGTCAATATCGTTTATCTAACCGCAACGTCAGGATATATCTGGTATGTAAATCAAACCGGCGCAGGGTTTGCGGATAATCAGTTGTTGGTTCACGAAGATAATCTGGTTGTCGTAAACGGCACACCCGAAGAAGATACGACGTATTACGAATTGGGCGAACTTCATATTACAAGTGGGGCGAATAACGGCCAGCGTCGCAAAATTCTTTCAAATACCGCGTCAACTATAACGGTTATGTGGGCGTTTCCTTATGCGATTGTCGCCGGGGTCGCTTACGCAATCTATCCCGGCTGCGATTTAACGGGGGCGGTATGCCGTGACCGATTCGATAATATCGATAATTTTAATGGCTATGTTTATGTCCCTAAAGTCGAAGAAACGATGATGTGATGGAAAACTTGAATCTACAAATTGCGGAAAGGGCCGAATTATTTGTAAAAAGCAAAGTGCCTTACCAGCACCGGGGAATGTCATTTTTTGGTTGCGATTGTACTGGCCTATTGGTTGCTATTTTGAGACAACTTGGATTTCTACAAGATTTCACTATGCCGAATTACGACAGGGACTGGAATTTGCATATTGATAATGCGGACCTACCATTGATGACGAATTTCTTCGGAAAGACCGCCGATTCAATTCCGAAAAACGAAAAGACAACAGGAGATATTTTAGTGTTCGGCTTTGGTCGTTGCCAACGGGCGCACACGGGCGTTTATCTTCGAGACAATCTTTTCGCCCATTGTTTTGTTACGGCTGGCCGGTGCGTTTACGGCACACTTCAAAATTCACAATGGGGCAAACGCTGGACTAATACTTACAGAATGAATAGCAACAAATTGAGGGCGTATGTCCAATAAAACAAACTCATATTTGCAATTAGGAATGACTATCGGCGGGATGTATCTCGGCAGTATGCTGGGCATGGGTGGGTTTGGCATAGGAATCGGCGCAATGGCGGGCGGATACCTTGGCGCGATAATGTTCCCCACGAAACAGCCGAAATCCAGTATGCCGAAAATTTCAAATTACCCGCTACAACAAACGGTAAAGGCAATACCAAAACCTATTCTTTATGGTACGGAAAGAATTGCGGGAAACATTATCTGGGCAGGTCCGCCAGTGCCCTATACCGTTAAACACTCATCGGGCGGCGGCAAGGGCGGCGGCAAGGGCGGCGGCGGAGAGACTGTTGAGGAAACAAGATATAAACGGTCTTTCATCATAGCCCTATGTGAAGGCCCCGCTTATGTGCGCAGAATTTGGAAGGGCAAAGAACAGATTTACCCGAAAACAAGTGACCAGATATTTCTGATAATAACAGACCAGATTATGAAAGCCGATTTGAGCAGTACGTACGCCGACATTATTGGCTTCACTTGGTTTGACGGCAGAAACAATACCGGCATATCTGCCTTAATCGGCGAGGAGTTCGCTGAATATAAACACGACGCTCTTTGTCTTTTTGAGGATTATGAATTGGGCAATACAGAGGCAATCCCTAATTTCGTTTTCGAGGTGTCGAAGTTTGCCGGTTATAAAATGACCTACATTGCCGAAAATGGTGGAGTTTGGGGTGTCCCCTTTATGGGCACAGACACACTTTGTTTGGATGCGGGTGGCGTGGCGAGAAATGTTGGTGGCAATGTTGTCGGCTTGCCCTGTACTGGCCATCCGTTCAAAGCAGGACAGACAATAAGCATAACTAATTCTGCCCATTACAGTGCAACTTATGTGTTACTTGCTGGAACGACTGAGGATGAACTGCAATTTACCTATAGCCCGTTCACGCCAGCTACGTTTACTGGTGCAGAGAGGGTAGTTCGGTACACGCAGACCGGTTCAGGTTCTGGTCGCTTAACGCAAGATGTTTATGGCAATCTTTATATTGCCCAAGGATATACAGATGGAACTTACCTCGTAAAGATAGACAAAGATGGCAATGTTATTAACAACTTCTTCCAGCCGATTGGTGGATGGGGTAATACAGGTAAGTTACCAAGAGCCGTCAAAGTCACAAAGGATTCAAAATATATTTATATGAATTTTGCTGATGACACTCGCCTATACAAATTCAGTTTAGAAACTGGTCTTGAGATTTGGAAAAACACAGAAGATACGACTGCCTCGTATTATTTAGATGTTGACGACGATGGCAATGTTTATCTTGCGTCCGGTACAACAATAGGTGGTTCATCTTTTCAAACCATACATAAATACTCTGCCGATGATGGACATTTAATGCAAACACTGTATGGGCCTGCTTACAATCCCAGTGGTAGCCGTTCACCTTATCACATTCTTCTTGCTACAATTTTGTGGAATGGATTCCCAATAAAATATGCAATATCTGGTGGCAGTGGTTCTTCCTGGAATGTTGGTGGTAGCGAAAATCTTTGTGTTTTTATGCTGGACACAGTTTTTCCTAATGGAATTATATTAGGTGGCATTTCGGAAGATATGGATGTTGGTCTTTTATCGAACGGTGTTCCGCACACCAGTTCTTATACCATAAGAACAGGGGCAATTTGTGTTTTGAATAATTATATTTATGTAAGGACAGCGAAGGATGGGGGTACAATTCATAAAATTAAAGTTACTTTTATCCCCCCAACAGCCGGATTCACAATAGGTCTTATGAGTACCGGTTCAAATGCTCGAATCGAATTAGAAGAAGTAAAAACTATATTATGCTCTGATGCTCAAACTCTTTATGTGGATTTATGGGGACATATTGTAGTAATTAAAAAGTATGACTCAGTTACTACAAACATTTTTGAGATATACGACCAGAATTTGGCGTTACTTTCTTCTCTGGATGGTTTTGGTAGTGGTATGTTTGGTACTATTACGGCCTATGCTTGGATGACGACGGATGCTGTTAATTGGCCGGGATACTTAATTAACGCAAAGGACGAATATCCGCCGGTTATTATCAGGAATCTTATCGAGCGTTTTACGCCTTTGGCAATGAACGAGGAGGCATACGATACCGCTTTGGCGTATTGCCAAACCAACGATATTATGATGTCGATTGTTCTTAACGAGCAGAGGAGTTTGGTTGACTGGCTGGATTGTATCTGCGTTCATTTTGCGGGATTCATATATCACAAAAACGGCGAAATCGCCATAGGGATAATGCGCGAGGAGGATTCCGCCGTTGACTTGACGCGAGACGATATTGTTTCAGAGGAGGGCGAAAGTCCTCCGCCGCCGGTAAGAATTAAAAAACGGGAATATAACGATACCTATAATCATATCGAGATTGTCTGGACGAACAGAGATGCGGATTATGATATAGCCGTCGCCGTGGCGAAGGACGAAGTTGACCAGCGCATTTGCGGGCACATCCGCAAGAAGACAATCCAACTGGCGGGCATTCATAATTCTACGCTTGCCATGAAAATGGCTTATCGGATTTTATTCGACTCGATGTACCGGTTCAGCATCTATAATTTTGCGGTCAGTTATAAGAATATGCTCGTCCATCCCGGCGTCGTCGGCACAATCACTGACGGATTCCTATTGACCGATGAAAAATTGCGCATAACCTCAATAAGCGAACACAAAGACGGACGCACGCTCGAAATTGAGGCGATGGAGGATACGACGGAATTATACCCAGAGATTGCATTTAACGGCCAGACCTCACAAAGAACGCCGGATGAAGAAGCGGTTATAATCGGCGCAAGCATAGCGTTTTTTGAGGACGTGAATAATCCCGCGTTGAAATTATGCTTTGCGCCCGGGGGGGCGGACACCAACGGATGGTATATTTTCAAGTCATATTCCGCCGATAGCGGCTTTACATTACTCGGCAAGGCGACTATCGACGAAGTTACGGGCGGTTCCGCAAATAGTACGGGTACGATAACGCAACTTATGCCCGCTTATCCGGCCCCGGTCTATATGGGTGAAGATACGATTGAGGTCAATATCGGGACGGTTACGGACCTGGCAAGTGCGGCAAATGATGATGACTTTTTCAATAACCGCCACTTATGCAAAATCGGCGAAGAGATAATCGCATATAAAACGGCGGTCGAAACTGTTACCGAGGGCGTCTGGACAATCACCGGCGTAATACGTGGGCTGTTCGGAACGGAAGCCACAGCCCACAGTATTGGCGAAATCTTCGCAACGCTCGATACTAATTTTAATTACATTTTCACGCCGGAAGATATTGGCAAGACCGTATATTTCAAAGCCCTCACCTTTTACGGAAACGAGATACAACTGATAGCCGATGTCACGGCGAGCTCGTATCAGATTCAAGGTCTATATCAAAGACCGGCGGGCGCGGGACTACTGCGATTGACGACGGGCGAAACGGACGGCGGCGGGACTGAATACACCGGGAGCAGTTTTACGCTTTACTGGAATCTGCCGGGGCAGAGATTGACCGGCTTCAATCAGGGCGGATTCGATTTGAATGACACTTATCCGATATGGGAATATGGCGACAGTGAGACGGAACTTGTCGGCGGGTCCGGCGTTAGCTATGGCAATTATCTGGCGGATTCGGAATTGCAAAGCATCGACCTGGTATTCGAGACGACTGCCGGCGTCGCTATCGGTCAGCGAAGTGTTGCGGCGACCTCCGAATCCGAAGTGATTGACAAAACGGCAGACCTCGGCGGCAATGATACAGCGGTCATAAAAGTTATACCGCGCCGGTCTTTGCGGTCGATAACGGAATCAGAAATTGAGGTTGTGAATGTTTAAGGATTAGAATTATGGCAATAGCATATACGGATAATTTTAGCTTCCCCTTGCTGGCTGACGCTATCGAGAATTGGGGGGCGGTATTTAACGGCATAATTACGAAGATGGATAGGGAATTATACAAGGCACAACATCCGCTCATCAATCGGCACGGCAATATCATGGTCAGCGTTAATCAGAGAACGGTAATCAAAAGACAATACAACCCTTTAATTTAGGAGAATAATCATGGCCGAGACATTTAGTGATATTTTCGAGGAAAACGGTGTTGCTTTGTTGGCAAGAATCGAGGACGTAGAACTTAAAACCGTGGCAACGACTAATCTTTTTACCGGCCCGGCTGGGAAGAAATTCGATGTTGATAGGGTGAAGTTTTGTAAACTTCCATATTCGGCAGCGGGGACGGTTGTGACTTTTGGCAAGACAACCGCCAAAACAGATTGGCTCGCCGCCCAAACCTTGACGAATTTCCTTGCGGGTACTTCGGGCAAGTTTATCGCCCCTCCCGTTCAACACGCAACGATACCCACAGTTACGCCGGAATATGTTGCAGGGGAGATTTTCTGTATGGACGTTACTACCGGATGTACCGTCGCTTCCTGCATAGTTGACGTGGAAGTTTACGGCACATTAAGAAACGCATAACGTGAAATTCTCAAATTAAAGATTAGCAACAATGAAAGGAATTAACAGTGGCCGATTGCAAGCAAATTTTGAGCATAAACTGCATTGAATACTTCGACAGCAAGTTTGCCGAACTCGAAAAACGCCTCGAACTTCGAGACAAATTATCGCAGCAGGCGTTGAAACTGGCCGCCGACAATCTCGAAAAGCATCTAAACGACCTGAACAACGCCAAGGCCGAGCTTGTGCGATTACAGGCGACGTTCATAACTAAGAATGAGTATGAAATAAGACACGAAAGTTTAATGAAAGATATGTCCTGGCTGACCAAGACCGTCTATATCGGCATGGGTGTTTTGCTTGTTATTGAGATTGTATGGAAATATCTAAAACCATGAGGTCTATATGGACGACAAGGACAAAACAATAGAGCAGCAGAATCAGGCAATCGCGATTCTGAACAATCGTCTCGAATCCGCCGAGGCCGAAAAGCGAAAACTTGAGCAAGAAATAAATCGTCTGAATTTAATGGCGGAATTTAAGGACAGCGAAATAGCCGAGTGGAAACAAAAATTTAGCAATTTAACCCAAGAAATGAAAGGAAAATGATTATGACAAGCATGGGAAAAACGATTTTGGCGTTAACGATTTGCCTCTTCATCTCTGGTTGCAACTCTGATAATTTTGTCGGCGTCTGCAAGGTATCGACAGGTGCAATCGGCGTAAAGACGCTCGCCGTGGAACTTGGCGTCATCGATAAGCCAGCCGCGATTACCAATGTGGCGGTAGTCAAGACGCTGGAACTGTGCATCGACGGCTGGCATGCAAGCATAATCAATGGCGGGGCAGTTTCGCCGGAACAAATCGCCTGCGCGATAAACTGCATGAACCAGCTTAACAAAGAAAGCGCAATGCTCAGGCCGGCGGTCGAAAAGGAATTACAGGCCGAATATGGGGTATCAGTCAAGATAAGCTCCCCGGCCACGCCCGATGAAATAGAGAGCGCATACAAAATGTTCAAGGATACCTGTTCGAGTTACTACTGGGCCGTATCAACAATCTACGAAACGGGGGACAATAATTCTCTTGGATTAAAAAGGAGAAACAATGTCAACCGTTAAAGTAAACGGTGTTAATCGTGTCTTGGATGTTGTGCCGGTCGAGCAGACATTGCGGGAACGGTCGTTACGCTTTTACCAGCACAGGAAATTCTATCTTGCTAAACATCTGGCTGAAGAGCCGTTAAAGGCCGAGGTTGATTGGCGACCAGAGGATTTCCTTGTTCCTGACCAGGGCGAAACAGGATTATGCACGGGCTTTGCGGGGTCGAATCTTATTAAATATCAAACCGGCAAAAGGCCGTCCGAAACCTGTTTGTATTCATTCGCCTCGATGATAGACCCGTGGCTCGATACTTTGCCGTTCTGTACCGGCGGCGGCAGCAACGGAAAGTCGATTCTTGAAACGATGAAGAATACGGGGATGATACCGCAGGAGGAATGGCAATTTTCTGTTCCTCCGAGTTTCTACGTTGGGGACGGCGATGATTTGCTTGCAAGGATGGCGCAATGGGTAATCAGTGATTACGTCAATCTTGATACGGTTTACGGCGTCCTGAAACAATGGTTATCACAAAAAGGTCCGATACTGACAGGCGCGATGGTCGATATTAACTATTGCCTTGCGTCGTCAAGCGGGATTGTCAATTCTTACGATCCGTCTCAGGTCAGGGGCGGCCACGAAGTGATTATAGGTGGGTATCGATCGATGAACGGTATCGAAAGATTCTTTGTAGATGGCTCTTGGGGCGAGAAACACGGTGATAACGGACGTTGTTATTATCGCTGGTCGGAGTTGTCGCGGATGCTTATAGATACTTACGGGACGATTATAAATGGATTTAAGCAAGCTTAAAATCTGCGGCCCGGAAGTTAAAATTTACGAGCCGAATACTATTATCAATCCCGAACAGATTGAAATGGCCGGTAACGTGATTATCAGCGAATACTGCTGGCTTATGGGCGGGTGCGGATTGAAGATAGGCCGTTATGTCCATATTGCTCCCTACACATACATCGGCGGCGGTGGGTATTGCGAGATAGGCAGTTTTGCTAACATTGCCGCCCGATGCACAATTCTAACCGGTACGGACGACACCGATGGTTCGGGTCTGGTGGGCAATACCGTTCCAATTGAATACAGAAAAGTAACAAGGTCGAAGGTTTTTATCGAGAATTACGCATTCCTTTGTGTCGGGGTAATAGTGATGCCAGGCGTTACAATCGGCGAAGGTTCGATAATCGGCGCGGGGTCAATCGTTAATAGAGATACCGAGCCGTGGACGAAATACTGGGGAACTCCTATTATACCGACCGGCAAATTAAACAGGAGTATGGTTGAGAATTTATCAGACAAGTTATTGAAAGGCGGGGTGATTACAAAATGATTACCATTCGTAATTTTTCGGCCAGGACTTTGGTTGTCGGCGTGGTGATTGTTTTTGTCTATGTCGGACTTACCGGCGGATTAACCGCGCAGACAATCGAGAATGTATTTATGTTTATCGCTGGGGCCGTCTTTGGGCGCGGTCGAGCGCCACTTCCTGAAAAGGACAAGTCGCCATGAGGACAATAAAAATCCTATTTTACAAGGCGGGCAAAGACGGTCGCTGGCTTGACGATGCTATTTCTTTTTGGACTGGCCTTTGGAATTGGGGCACTCCTCCATATTCCCACGTCGAGTTACAATTCCTCGACAGATTCGGCGTTTGTTTTAGTTCTGCTTCACGCGGCAATTTTACAGGCGTCCGTTTTGAGTTGCCGGAAATAGTTTTGAAACACCGTAGTCGCTGGGACTATATTGAAAAGGCCGTGAGCGACAAAGAAGAGGTGCGTCTGTTTGAGGCAGCGAAAGATATAGTTGGTGCGGGTTATGACTATTGGGGCATATTTGGATTCCTCTTGCCGTGGCATTTGCAAGACGATAAGCGATTCTATTGCTCAGAATGTGTTGATTATGCACTTGCCAGGGCGGGCATATTCCCGAACAGGCACAATCCGGTCAGCCCGCGTCGGTTGGCGTCAATTTGTGCGAAACAGTTCAAAGTCGGCCCAATGCCGTTAAAATATACGGTCTGAAATACGCTTTTCATCACCCTCCTCCGAAAAGCTCGCCCAACGGGACGGGCTTTTTTATTCGGAGAAACGTTTGGGAAATAATCATGGCAATGAAACGCTTGACGCACCAAAGGTAAAAATATGAAAAAATACCAGATAATCTACGCTGACCCACCGTGGCTTTACGATAATGGTGGCAACCAAAAGAGTAGGGGTATGGCAAAGGGAAGTT